AGAGACCGACTGCGCTTCCTCGACATCTAAAGTGCCATTGTGGAAGTCCTCGCGGGCCTCCATATAGGCATCATAGAGACGATTGTGTCGCACCGGCAGTTCAGCGATTGGCATCTTACTCCCTCTTAGATCCCAGAAGCGCCAAGATAGGCGTTCGGGTTAAACAGCTGCAGCTTCACAGCGAGAGTAGCGGGCGTGGCGAAAGCCCGACCAACCGGATAAGCGCCGGAAGCAAACGAGCCCCACAGCTGAAGCGTAGTGGCCTGAGCAGTTGGATATGCGTAGAACCTCTGGCCCTGGGAACCAACCACATGGGCGGCACCGCGCTTGAGGTTCCAAACACCCTCGAGGATGATGGTCAGCTGATCACCGACCGTCTCAACATCATCCTGCACAACGCCAAAGTAACCATCATAGTAAACTAAATCGCCAGCCTTGTGAAGCTGAACAGAAGTCACCTGGCGTCGGCGACCAGCATGAACGAAGTTGTTAGACACCTGTTACTCCTTCTTCGCTTCCTTAGTGGTCAGCCCACCGAAGTAAGCTTCCACCGCCTCGCGCGTACGGGGGCGTGCAGGCTTTTCCTTCTCACCGGGATTACCCGTTGGGCCCTCACCGGTGATCTTGGGACCAGCGCCAGCTGCCTTCAGTTCCTCACGAGCCTCCTTGATAGCAGCATCGACCGCTTCCTGGTCGAACGACTCAGCAGTAGAAAACTGAGTCATGATCCTAACGCGAGTGCGATCCGGCAGCCCAGACTTACCGACGTGCTCGCGAAGCTTGGCCTGCTCGCCATTCACCTTGGTCTGCTTCTCAGTTGCATCGTTCAGAGCCTTTGCAACGATAGCTTCCACAGCCTCAGCGGTGAGCGACGGAGGCGGATCGGCCGGCGGATCATCCTTCTTGTCATCAGCCGGAGGATCAGCCGGTGTAAACTTCTTCTTTAATTCCTCCACAAGTGCAGGAGCGTGCTCCTCAAGGAGCTCGATCGTCAGATCACCCCATTCCACGTCTTCCTCTCCTTCAGAGATAAATGCATCAACCCCGCCACCAGCAGCTGGATAGACGACCCAGTCCACAGAACGTGGCTTAACGATGCGGGAGATGTCCTCCATGTAGGTTCCGTCGGAATCCTTCGTCTTTCGACCTTCTACTAATGCAGCAATCGAGTTACCAATGAACTGCTTAGCTCGCTGCGCAAAATCGTAGAAGTTCTTATCGAAGTAAACGACATCACCCTTAAGAGCTGCCTCCTTCTCGTCATACCAAGTGGATTCGATGCCAGAGACCATCTCGGTCATAGACCGGCGAGTCGGCAGCTTCTCGCTGTGATTAACGAACATCCGCACGCCATCGAAAACCTTGCGAGCAGCTGCATCTCGAAGCGTCGATTCCCGGTAGAACCGCCCATTCTTGGACTTGCCGACACGGATGATCGTATTTCGAGACTTCAGAGTCCCAGAATCACCTTCCTGAATAAACTCTGGGTCGATCGTCTCGAAAACATCAGTAACTACGTGCTCTGTCGTCGTATCACCTCCAGCTTTGTCTTCCACCTTCTTCATGATGGATGCACAGTAGGCGTCAGGATCTTTCTTGTCTCTGTTCTTCCTAACGCATTCGTCGAAATCCTTGTAACCTGCGAATGGCATCTTTACTCCTCGGCAACCTCCGCCGGTCGCTCCTTGGGATAGGGAGGTCCCATCAGAGTCCGAAGCTTACCACCCCGAATCACGTACTTCCCACCATTCGATGTGACGAAAGTGAGCGTCTTGGGATTATGAGCTAGAACATCTGACTCCGAATAACCCGACGCCTTCAGAAACCGCGCCAGGACATCAACTGTTGCCACGAAAAGCACCTCAGATGAGTCTGTCTTCTAGTAAAACCGCTGGGCCTTTAATCCACTTCACCTCTTTGTTCACCAGCTTGTAATGCCCGCCGTTTCTTGTCATGAAGATACCTGTATTGAAGTTGACCGACAGAAGATCATTCTCTCCATAGCCCGTCTTTTCAAAGAAGATATGCTTCATGAAGCGTTGCTCTTCAGTTAGTAGTGCCGAGTCGAATAACATCACGCACCACATACTGATGTTGCACCACGTGTGCAATAGCTTGGGAAAGATCACCGACGAAAGAACAGCGCCGGCAAGCGTAGTAGCACGGATCGGGGCTTACAAGGTGAATGATATGGCGGCTGCGGTTAGTCCCGCTTAGCGATTCGCCCGCCGATACCGATTCGAGATGTAGGTGGGTTTCCAGCGGCAATACTCTTGAGATCTGGTGGGAGCGCATTACCGTCCCCACTTTGGATCGGCGAGTTCTTGCCATTCCCAGTCACTGGAAGGTTGTTGTTGAAACCACCAGGGATTTGCGAACGGAGAGCATCCATCCGCGCCTTGTCGCGCTCTTTCTTGGCCTGAATAGCCTCCTCCTCATCTTCGATTTTAGCCATCAGACGATCGATGTTGTTAACATTGAGCACCGACAGGGCGCCGCGGATAGCTGCCATCAGGACGATGCGATTCTCTGGGGCAACGTTCTGAACCAGCTGGCTGTAAGCGGTGAGGTACTTCACCACATCCTGCGCAATAATAGGCGGGAAGATGAAGGACACCCGCTTGATAGACTCCTTCCAATCATCTGGCTGTGCCAGCCGCAGTACCCACGCCACCAGTCTCATCATCGTCGAGTTGACAAACTCTTGCCAGTCCTCGAACGACTTGACCATCGGCAGTTCCATCGACTGGGCTGTGGCTAGATTAGCATCACCACCCTCACCGTAGTAATGCATCATCATACCGACACCAGCACCCCCCACAGCCAGGAGCATTGCAGCATCCTCCTTGGCATTGAGCGCGCCGGTGTCGGTCTTCATCCAGTCCAAGTCAACAGCTGGATTCGTATCGTAGATGGCCCCAGAAACTGGGCGAGTAAGCTTCCTCACCTCAGAGCCTGCGTTGCCCGCGCTATCATAGCCAACATCTAGACCGCCCAGCTTACCCTTGAACTGAGCAACTCCAGTTGGGCCGGCCTTGATCTTGCGCTTGAACGCGATAGCAGTCGCTGCATCGTTGATAGCAGCCCGGTTCTCCATGAACTCACGGAAGACGCGGAACCACTGCCGCGAAGCATAGAGCTCTGAAACGCCCCGCTTGCCGGATTTAGTCCACAGGGAGTTAATTCTACTGTGGAAGATCTTCTCTCCATCCTTAGCAAGCTTATTGCCAGGAATCTTTACTCGCTTCTTAATTTCACTAAGCTTCTCATCGTCCAGCCGCCAATCTGGGTAGTACTTGGTCAGCGGCTCGCCATCTGGTTCATACTGCCCCGATTCACCGTTATACTTAAGCTTACGATATCGCCGCAGGTAGAACGCTGGCCGCCGGCGATTGTCTGGGTCATAGATGATGGAAGCAATCTCGTCAACCGGAATTTCAGTAAGCTTCAGATGTGGCGCCGAGTCTCCCTCGACACCCAAGAAGAAGAACTCGCCGTCCGTGTAGACAGCATCCAGCCATTCCTTCATGGACTCCCATGATGTGATGGCTAGCTGATTGTCATCATCCTCCCAGAATTCCTTCACGATGATGGACAGCTGGTCTTCATCGTCGGCTGGCCTAGGCGCTACAGCGCCCTTGGGCATCGGGTTTTCCTCTGGGAGGCCCTCTGGCTCGGTTGGCTCCCCAGGTTTGGTCCCGTTGGATGGAGAAGCCTCCGGCAACCCCGGAGCTACTGCCTCAACAGTAGGGGCGGGACTCGAAGCTGCCGGAGGCTTCGGGGGATTCTTCGTGAAGGGCTTCAGTTGCGGCGGAGTGTTGGGATTCTCTGGCTTCTCGCCAGGCTCCATCAGCTCTGCATCTAGTTCTGGCTCTTCTGCGATGATGTACTGAATACCACGACCGAGCGTGAACCGAAGAGTCAGATTGACAGACTGCTTTGCGATTGGGTTCTCGTGCCGGAGGCGTCGGAGACGATCGATATACTCCCGACGATTAGCAGACGGGATAATCTCACGGATTTGCGTCAGATCGTAGATATTCAGGTAGTCAAGATCTTCAATCTGCCTAGTGAGCATGCGATTATCATTCGCAACTTGCTCGAACGCAGCATGCAGATCACCCAGCTCGTCGTCGAGGCCGGTGACTTTCGCGATCGCTTCTTGAATGCGATTCATGCTGACATTTGCCTCTTAAACGCCCTACGTTGTTCGTTCACATGGAGCCCGCCATCTTTGATACGCCGATGAGATGGTCGAAACCCCCAATTTTCTTCTACCTGTTCAATTCGTTGTACTAGAAGACGAAAGTAGCGATCCATCTGCCGCCCGAACCGCTCATCCTCTGTCATTAGAAGTCGCGCCCCAACGAAACCCGATCCCAGATATCCGGCACAAGCTCTTCGTAGTCCATGTACTGGACATCCTCGCCCTTTCTGGTTTCATTGAACAGTTCGGGGAAGCGGTTGAACAGCCCATACCGGATCGCGTCCATACCGTGGTTGTCGATATCCACAGGGACTTCTGTTGGGTTCGCTTCAACTCGTTTCCGAGCTAGATCGGGATAGTGATAGATGCCATACTCTTTGATCACGTTCTTGCAGCGAGGATCATAAGTGATACGCGGGACGAGTTCCTCTGGCGTACTCAGATATGGGTCGCGTAAGAACATGTGATGGACTTCAATGCCCTTCTTGATGCTTGGCTTCTCTCCACCAGCGTCGTAACCTCGCAGTCGCCAAGTTGCAGCAGCCTCAGATGCTGCCTTGTCGATTGTGACCTTAACATCACGACGTGGCCGGCCCAATCTATCAAGAAGTGCATGCGCCCACTTCGTTTCAGCCATCTGAATGATAGCTGCCGAGGTATGCCCAGTCAGGTAGATTTCGTCCAGAACCTTGATATTCTCATCGCCATCGATCTGGACGAGCAGTACGCAGTAGGGAGCTGTGGTGCCTGGGTCAATCCACAGGTGGGTTTCTAGGTCGGCGTTCCACTCATGCTGCCGGATATGAATGTTGGCATCGAACTCTGGGAAGACCAGACCACCGTATGCGATGAACTTGGCCTCCCATTCCTGTGCGAAAGCCTCCGGCGTAGAAGTCAACTGGGCCTCGAGGATCTCCTCACGGGGTAGAATGGGGTTCTCCCAAGAAGGAATCGTCCAGCTCTCCCAGTTCTTATACCTTGGATCGTCTCGATCCTGGCCTCGCTGATAGAAGTCGTAGAACCAGTTGAAGCCACGAGGAGTGCTCGTCAGCAGAGCCCATCCGCCGCGGTCGGCTAGAGCTGGTCGAATGTACTGGTCCCAAGTTCTATGCTTGAGGCGGGCCGCCTCCGCGAGGATAACTGCGTCCAGACCTTCTCCGATCAGCTGGTCTGGGTTCTCCTCGGACCGGCACTCGATGAAAGATCCGTTGGCGCATTGGATGAACATCTCCCGCTCAGACTTCCGCTTGACCGGGATCCTGTCACCATCAACTACTAAACGCCATACGATCCGGAACTCTTTCTCCGCGAGGTCCATCGTCGGCCCCACAACCCAGACATAAGAACCTGGGATGCAGAGCTGGGCGTATGCTTCTCTGCCGCCTAGAACGGACTTCCCAATTCGTCGGCCACCGTTGACAACACGGAACCTAGCCTTCGACTGGTGAACTTTCTCCTGGTAGGGCAAGACGGTCAGGTTCGAAGCGCGGAAAATCGCTGCCTTCCGGTCCGGCGTTAGGAGTGAGGATCGCCTGGAGGATGTTATCGTAGTGGGTGTGGACATTCACTTCACCAATGCTCATGGTGTTAGAGGATCCACGTGGGCCCACCACACGATCCCAGACTCGGAGAAGGTCGAGGATTTCAAGTTCCTGGATCTTCTCGGGCGTTGTCCGCCTACTCAGCTCGGTCATAATACGCCCACGCACGCGCGAGAGCATTAAGGTGCGAAGTTCCTCCACCCGCTGACGGAAATCAGCCTCGCTGACATACTTGCGGATTTGTCGAACTGATACCCCGCCTCTGGCCGCAGCCATCTTGTAGGTACCGCCCACAGCAAGAACCTGGGCCGCCAGTTCCTTGTGGGCTCGCATCGGTGCATAGGGAAGTCGCTGTCGTTCGTACTTATCGACGAACTCGGCTTCAGTTGTACTGTGAGGATCGATGACCCGCAGCCCCTGCTGCACCATCGGGATCTTGTTCTGGACCTCGCTGCTCGGCGGTCGATCCCGGTAAACCAGCTTCGGCGGCGGGTTCTTGGGGCGTGGAGTACCTGCCATTGTAGAGCCTCATCGCATATCGGGTTGCTTTGATCAGTCGAATAGCCAAGTTGTAGCGTGAAACATTCAGCTTCGCAGCTATTTGATCCTCTGGTAACCCGATTACTGCGAGGTAGAACGGATACGCAAGAGGGGGTTGGTTCCCCATCATCTCCCAAATGATAGACGCCACAGGGAACAACCCAGGAGCTGGAGCGGAGAACTTGCGTCGTTCTTCCCGATACTCGTGCAAGCTCTGGTCCCTGCGAGGCGGATATAGTCCGAAGTTCACTTGTAAGTGAGCTAAGAACTTGGGTGAAGTCTCTGGGTTCCCATTCTCAGCTAGGACCATATACGCATGAAGTCTTGTGGGAAGTTCCCAAACAAAACTCCGTTGAAAGAAGCAAAGACCACAGGAGGTTTGGGAATCGAGCATTGGACTGTGATTACAGTTTACTAAACTGAATCCACCCTCTGGGTGTCTGCTAGGAGGAGAAGTAAAACTTATCTCTTCCTGCTGGAGTCCAGAGGGTTGCATCAGTTTTGTCCAATGTTCTGGTTTACCGCTTCTAGCGGAAGTTCGGTGCTGCTGATGCAGCTCCTGCTACCATAATAACCTGTTGAAGTAATCTTGTCAAGGGTCTAGTTGTTCTGCAGGAAGAGCTTACTAAACTTTCTCTTCCTATAACTTTTGGCCCAAACTGGTTCTTCCCTGAAAGTGAGCGATTGATTCCAATCTTATCACTTCCTGTTTGGCAAATGAGGGAAGATCCAGTTTAAGGATTAGAGGCCATTTTGCAATATGATCATCACTTTTTACCCTCAACTTTTCTTAAGCGAGTTTCCCGGGTGGAATCTCATTTTTGCCAAGTGTCTATTGACACTACTAGGGGCCATAAGAAGCCGCCTTGCCCCCTCAGAAATCCGCCTGGCAAAAACCCAGGGCCACCACAGGGCGCCCCCTGCCGCCCCTGGCAATCAATCTTAGGTCTTTGGAATACATCTTCTTTACTACCTACACCCTCTTTAGTCCGCTATACGCGGGGGTCGGGCATGGTACGGTGGAGTCGTCCCGCGGGGGACGAGCGGCGCACGTCGCGCCGGTCCCCCATGGTGATGAGTGGGAGTCGTGTGGTGACACAGGACAAGTCTACTCCGGCGGTGCAGACGGCACCCGCCCCGGCCACGACCCCGGCCACGGTCGACACGCGCATCGCGCCCGACCCGGCCGCTCTGGCCGCGTTCGGGGGCGAGAGCGGCGCCCCGATCGGTCCGCGCACCGTGGCCGCGTACCTCGCGGCCAACGGGTACCCGCACACGACGGACAAGACGGTCCGCCGCATCGTGCGAGACAGCGGCGCGGCCATCGTCGGGGCGCAGCGGGCGGCAGACATGGACGCGGCGCGCGAGCGTGGCGACAACACGCGCCACAAGTACGCGCCCGCCACGGCGGCGCGCATCGTGGCGGTCCGCCGCGCGAGCGGCGGGGACGGGGGCGCATTGTGACGGCGCGAGACTTCGCGTACTCGCCCGTTGCGGCCATGCTCCGCGTCCCCGCGTCCCGACTGGTGCGCAAGTGCCATAGGGACGTGCCCGGCATGGCGCCCCCGTCGTCATCGGACGACGACCGGCGCGACCGGTGGATGGACGACGACCTAGTACCCTGTGGCGGCACGCTGTGGCGCTCGCTGGGCGGAGTCGTCCTGTGCGAGTCGTGCGACACCGTGCCGTCTAGGTCACCCTACCGTGACCTAGACGACTGACAGGCGGCGCCCCCGATCGGGTCACCCGGTCGGGGGCGCCCCCCTTTTGGCCCGAAGCGTAAGCGGCGACTTACGTAAGCGGCGACTTACGGTCCGGCCAGGGACTGTAAGTCGCCGCTTACGGTCCGGTCAGGGACACCGGCCATATGCGCATATGCGAATATACGCATATGGCTATATGCGCATGACCAAATATGGGAGGCTGGGAGGCTGTGGGAGGCTCTTAAGGTGATGTGTGATGTAGAGGATGATGTGGATAGAGGATGTCGGTATAAAGGTCGGTTTATGTGTGATGTTGATGGAGGTTGGTAGTGGTATGATGTTGGAGGCGGTTTCTCTAGCGGCAGAAGTGGTGGAAGTAGTTCTTAAGCGATCCTCATGTGTGATACCTGTTACGGTATGAACATGTACGTAGATCCGGAAGACCCAGGAAAGTTCCATCTGGTTCCCTACAGGGCCTCCCTCCATCTACCAAATGAGATCTGCGTTCCGCCTCGAGGAGAAACCTCATCAAACCAGATCCTTAAGCTTCTATCCTACCTGTTACCCAATCTACACGTTTCCCCTGCGGAGGCAGTTCTCTGTAGTAGAGGTTTGCTGGGTGGGATGTGAGGGCTAAACCGCTACCTGTACCACAGCCGCATCCTACCTCCCCCAGGGGATAAGGATGTATGATCGTTGCTGGGGGCTGTTTGGGGCAGTTGGGGCTGGCTGATCCCCAGGCGGCAGTAGAAGCTCTTAAGCGATCTTCCACAAGTAAACCGCTTTACATCATCACATTTACTACAACTACCTCCCCCTGCATCTGCCAAGCTTCATCCGCGGGGAAGCACGGAAGAGTTTCTGCCCGGCGCCCCTGCCTAGATCACACAAAGAAAGGGCGCCCCAACCGCAGCCAGGACGCCCCTTCTTTCAGATGGGACTACTCGTCGTCGTCCTCATCCTCGAACTCCCCCTCCTCATCCTCGTCCTCTTCGTCCTCATCCTCGGACTCAAGATCGAGGTCCTCGAGGTCAGCGAGCTCGCCCTCAACCTCCTCAGCCGCGGCCTCAACCTTTCCGGCCTTCGCCTTCTTGGTGGACCGGGTCTTCTTGGCCTCTGCGTTCGATGCGAGCAGAGCCGCCACACGAGCGATCGTCTCGTCATCGAGATCGTACCGAGTATACCCCCCGTCGTTCACGAAGTCATCCGTCCGCAGGATCCGCCGCAGACGAACCGGGGTGATACCCAGCTCCTCAGCCGCCTCGCGAGTGGACTTCCCAACGCGAGCGGGCTTCTCAGCCTTGGCCTTCGCCTTCCGAGCCTTCTTCGGCTTGGCCGCCTCAGCCTCAACCGTAGCTTCCACTTCCTCGAGCTCCTCGATCGCCTCGATCTCGGGCTCCTGAACAGCCGCCTTACGAGCCATTTCCTGTTGCCTCCTAGGGAGTTGCTAGATCCTTTTGTCTAGCTTCCGACATGTCAATTATATACTAGGTGCTTACTTCTTGTCAAGGAAACCCATTAAACTTATTCTGCCTAATCCACCTCCTTCACTTCATGACCTGACCCAACATCAAGCGGTCCATCAGCATTCCAGCTGAACCGTGGACCGAGGTAAGCAGCCCTCTCAGTCAATCGCAAGTACATCCGAATCAGACCAAGATACCAAGCTCTAAAAGCCTGCCACTCCTCGGGAGTATCATGATCTGCGCCATTGAAGTAATCACCCTCATAGTCCTGGAGAACAATCTCTAGCGACTCCTGAAGGTAATCTAACTCTGCTCCACTGATCACGAACGTTTTAGCCATCATGCATCCCTCTGTGCTGATCCTCACTTTGATACATCATATGCTTGAAACACCAAGCTCCCTCATTGCGCCGATAGAAGATGATCACACTATCATCCGCCCCAGTGTTCACGGAGATATGACTGATCGTAAACAGATCCTCTAAACTTTCCGCCCCAAGATCTACAGCAGCCAGAAATGCACGATTCACCGAACTTCGAGAGCGCAAAGTTTCTGGCGACCAACGAACCTGTGGGAATTCTTTCTCAGCAACCCACCACAGGACCTCACTGTAGGTAGCCTCCGAGAACACCTTCTCCGGGATGGGACTCTTCGTCACGGAGTACATACGCAAACCTCAGACTGAATGCCCAACATCAACAGCAGGATAATGATGAAGAGCACCAACGCTCCAATGACCAGTTCATCCCATGTATTCGTCATCACCTAGTACCTCGACCAAGCGTCCTCGAACTCGGCCTCCACCGCCATATCTAACCTCACCGTCGTAGTAAGAACCCACGGGGGCTTCACATACACCTTAGTTTCTACTGACAAGAATTGTTCCTCTTCATTTACTCCCCACCCGTAGTTCGCCTTATGATCAGCCTCTTGACCAAACCGCTCACGGATCATTCTGCCCTGATGAGCTATGATGTGATCCTCAATCTCAATGAGGTCCATCCCCGTGAGCTTCAGAACAACGGATCTTTCATACATCAGTCCACTCTCCAGCCAGCAGCCACGAGAGCATCCGCACTATCATATTCGCCAACAACTGGGTCATCTGGCGACGGAGAAAAGATGTTCCCACCATAAATCTTCAACGGAGCCGCCAAGCGTCCCATGCTCGTCACTGGATCACCGTACAGATAACCCACCTGGAGACCATTCTCCCCCTTCCGCTTCAGCGGGAGGAACGGCCATCGGGGCCACTTATTCGGGTTCATGATGAACGCTACATCCCTATTCATCTTCTGGCTCCATAAACCTTTCTTGATCCTCATACCACTCATCTTCTATGATCTCATCGGCATGCTCCATGTCATACTTATTCTCTTCATACCACACGGCGAGGGCATCTTCGTTCCAATGCGCGTACTCAGAAACCGACGGGATATCATCCCCACGCCGCCTGGGCCTTCTCGGTCTCTGTTCACTCATCAGTCAGTCACCTCATGCAGCCGACCCGCCCCATCATCTACCATCTTATCCAAGAAATCAGCCGCTGGACCAACATCATTGAACCACTGAAACAAGAACGGTGGGCGCCCCTCATCCCAAACCGTCACGCGGAACCGAATCGATCCATTCAGCTCCACTTCCTCAACAATGCCCTCACGATGCACGATCCACTTCTCGTGATGGACCTCGCGGATAACCGTCGCCTTGTCGAACGCCGGGCCAACCTTCTTCATCGTTCCTTCTCCGACTCAAGAGTTGCCTTAGCAAGCTTCAACTCGCTTGGACTGGTGCTTCCCAGATATGCTGCCACTTCGATTACCATCAAGAGCTGTTGCGCCACCGCCTTCCGCTTTCGCCTCAACGAAGTACTCAAGATGCTAGCACAGAAGAGCGCCAGGATCTTCCCATAGCCCTCATCCGTAGGTGCCAAGTTAACTTCGGTAACCATCACCGACCCCTTTTCTTCTCGTGCTTGAACTCATCCAACCCAAGACCCTTCTGCCTAGCCATCTTCCTCTGATACGTCTTGTTCTTGGAACGCCGCCAGGCATCAGAATCAGCCTTCTTGCTCTTGTTAACCTTCTCAGCCGTCTCCTTCCTAATCTTCGCGATGGCCTCTTCCCGCAGATTACCGATCCCAGACTTCATCGGCGGGAGATCGATCGTGGAGTACTCGCCCGACCCAGCCTTCTGGATCTCCTCTGGACTAAGTTTCTTGTTCATCTATTCTCCTTTTCATCTTCCGTGCCCCTTTGGCCCTTGGTCGTCCCCTGACCATTATGACACAAAGCTGTGATTGAAGTCAATAGGCAGAACTTACTGCCCCAAGTACTGCCGACCAGCACTCGTCAGCGCCCGCCCGTTTCTCATCCGAACTACCAAGCCCAACCTAATCAAGTACGGCTCGATCGATTCTTCAAGAGTTGGGACTTCTTCCGACAAAATCGTAGCCAATGCATCCACTCCAATCCCATTAGAGAACTGACTCAACGCCCGAAGATATTCCCTATCTCTATCTTCTAGGCCAAGCTCGTCAATCTTTAGCTTCTCCCACAGGACGTGAGTGGCGAACTGCTTGTCAACAGCAACCCCACGGACTACTGCGTAATCTTGAATCCTACGCAACAAGTTGTTTCCAATTCGTGGAGTTGACTTCGACCGCTTGACGATCGTATCGATTGCTTCGTTGTCTACCTGCAACGCCAGCTTCCTGGCATTCCTGGACAGGATCATTGCCAACTCTTCGTTGTTGTAATACTCCAACCTGAAGGGCAACGGGAACCTATCAACGAAAGGGCGTTCCAACTTCCCTTCATTTGTCGTCGCACCAACAACCGTAATCGTTGGCAGATCGATATACGACAGCCCAATCCAACTGGAAACCTTGCCATCTTCGAGAACTGGATAGAGTGACTCTTGAACTGGGCGCCGCAGCCGATGAATCTCATCCAAGAACACAACAGTCTCTGGCTTCACCTTCGTGAAGTTCGTGGACACCATTCCTGGTGAACTCAAACTGGGTGCCAAGAAAGTCACGAACTTCCAACCCATTTCATTCGCGATGATGTTCGCCAGAGTCGTCTTCCCCAATCCTGGTGGACCACTGAGCAACACATGATCTAGAGGAGCGCCTCTCGCCTTTGCTGACAAGATCGCCGTCTGGAGTACATCTTTAACGTGTTCTTGCCCAACGTAGTCGTTCAAACTGAGTGGGCGTAGTGCATCCCGAACCATTACCCACTCCAGCTATTGACGATCCCAAAGACCTCCACCTCCTCCGAATCATATCCGCTGAACTTAGCTAGCCATCTCGTCTTGCTCTCTTCATGGTAGAACTCAAGGATTAGGCGATCATCTGCGAAGTGCTCTGCCTTCAGTGAATTGCTCCATCCTATCTCAGTGATATCAGCCTGCCACCAAATCTTGATGCTAATCCCAACTAAAGTGGCCTCCTCAATTGCATCTTGAAGATTGCGTCCCTCATCCATCAGCTCCTGAATCCGCTTAGGAGCCGCAGACAGATCAAGCGTTGTCATCTTCAATCACCTCTAGGGCCTGCACGAGATGCTCATCAGCCTCGATGTTATTCGCACAATACCCAGCTGGATCTTCGAGCGAAGGAGTAGCGTGTATCGACTCCAACCATTCGTCCGCTTCTAACTCAGATCCAAAAGGTCCATAGAACAACTGCCTAGAGCCAAGGCAAACAACAATCCAAGTCTTCTCAACCACAGGGAGCTCCTAGTAATCTGGGAGACGATCGCCACTGCGACAGGCGGCGCAATCAGCTACACACCAGGCATCCCAACTCGTGTAGCGAATCTCATCTCCCACTACGTAGTCTCGTTCATGAGCACAAGCTGTACTACAAGCCTCATGATAGGGCCATCTCAGCGGAGCAACCATCATGTGACCATTCGCTGCCAAGTACGGCTCAGTAGTACCATCCTTGTTCAGCCGGTCGGCCTCTTCCTGCGTCTCAACCTTACTCATCATACTCTCCTAGTACCGAACGTACCCAATCACTGCACGAAGAGTAACCTTCGAGTTCGGACCAACATGGAACTGAACCAACAGCTGAGGCTGATGCCACTGGCCTTCGTAAGACAGTTGAACCTCCTCAAGGAAGATCAAACCACCAGGAATCCCCATCGCCTCCGCAAGCACCCCCTTCAACGAAGGGAGAGCCTCTTCAGTAACTACCGCAGCACTGCTTTTCCCAATCTCAACCGAGAAGTGAAACTGCCGCTTTGGTTCCTCAACCTTCTCCTCGACGGGCTGATCAACCAAGGTCTCGTCGCTCATCTCAGAACCCCTTTCCAACCACTCGCTTGTGATTCTCACGAGCACACTTACCACAGACTGGACCGAGCATCCGTTCGACGATAGTCATCACCTTCCCGCATTGGGTACACTTGTGAATCTCGCCGCCCATCGTACTCCTCTTCTCAGTTACGGGATCGCTCGACCCAGCCCTCAGCCTGGTGGCGAAGATCCTCCGCAGACACCGAGCTCTTGTGCTCACGGTAAGCGCCTCCCAGCTCTTCGATGACTCGATCAATATAGAACAGTGCCCTCCCGTAACTCTCGAACATGGCATCTCTTCGTTCGATGAATTTCTTCCGCTCCTCGGGAACCGGGCATTTACAGTTCCAATCCCGATGTTCGGACTCTGGGAATTCCTCCTTGTGCTTGTGAACACCACCATCGCCC